CCCAGAAATAAGTAAATTATTTACAGAAAAACAATTAGAAAATTGCGTTCCTTATGATAAAATTGTTTTACCTGAACCAAAGAAACTATGACAATTGACCAAATAATATTAGGCTTAATCGGTTCTGGAGTTGGGATAATTTCCTACTACCTTAAACAGAACTTGAAGGACTTGAACAATAACCGAGAAAAGACCACTTCTATCGAAAGCAGACTAAGCCTAATCGAACAACAAACTCGTGAAGAAATGAAGCACTTGTCAGAGATTACAAACTCTAAACTTGAAGTTGTGCAGAACGATTTAAGCCATATGAACGGCAACCTTAAGCAGTATATGGGCAACGTCAACAAACTATTCGAGATAAGCCAGCAAAACACTCTCAATATAGATAGAATGGTTAAGATAATTGACAAGCACGATGACAAATTTGCCAAGTACGATGCTAACATTCTTGAGTTTTTTCAAAAATATCAATTGGTAGAAAAATGAAAAGAATAATCAAAGAATTGCTATTAACTTTTAGCGAGCAAAAAAGCCTTATATCTTCTAAAAGGTTAGAAAGGTTTAGCCTATTCGCTTTGTCATTGAGTGCAGTTGCTTATTATCTTTTCAAAGGTATTTATAATTGGGAGATTGGTTCAAGTGATTTACTTATTATCATAGCCACTTTATTAGGTTATGCAGGATTTAACACCGTAATAGCTAAAAAAAATGAGAATACAGAAAGTTAGTCAATCGTGTATTGACTTAGTAAAAGAGTTTGAAGGTTTAAGCCTTAAGCCTTATCTATGCCCTGCTCAAGTTCCTACTATTGGATTTGGTTTAACTATGTATCCAAACGGAAGCAGAGTAAGAATGACCGATAAGCCTATTTCAGAAAAAGAAGCAGAACTTTACTTGCACGAAGAACTAAACAAGTTCGGTAAACAAGTAGATTCATTCACAAGGGATGACTTAACCCAAAGTCAATTTGACGCCCTTACATCGTTCTGCTATAATCTTGGAGGAGGCAATCTAAAGTCAAGCACCTTGCTTAAGAAAGTTAATTTAAACCCAAATGACCCTACTATAAAAGCCGAGTTTCTTAAGTGGAACAAAGCGGGAGGTAAAGTTTTAGCAGGTTTAACGAGAAGGCGTGAGGCTGAAGCTACTTTGTATTTCAAATGAAACCAGGCGAATTGAAACCTCTTACAGAACAACAAAAAGAGGGTATTAAAAAGCACGATGAGAACCGAGCAAGGCTCATTAAGTTAGTTGAGGAAAATTATCAGTCAAGACCGTACAATAAACGCAAGAATAAATGAAGCACACTTTACTAACTATGATAGGTTTGTTTAACGCCATTAGTGAACTATCGAATCACGGCAAGATAAATCATTGGGGTCAATGGTGGAGTATTCAAGCGTGGGAAAATAAGAACAAATGGAAACCCTATCCACTTTGGAGGTATTGGCCGTTTATTATCTTAACCGATGCTTTTCACTTCTTTAAAACGTGCTGGGTTATAACTATGGCTTTTGCGATTCAAATAGGTGGCTTAGATTGGTATTATTCGTTTACTATTTATAGTGCATCATTCGCTATTTTTTACACTTTATTACCTTATATCAAATTCAAATGAGATATTTACTTATCATACTACTATTTACTTCGTGCTACACAAAGAAAAAAGCTATTGAAAAGTTTTGCCAAAGCGACACTACTACAATAGTGGTAAGAGATACTATCTACACCGAAAGGGTAAAATATGATACAACCTTTAGTGAAAGGGTAGATAGTATCTATATTGAAAAAGATAGGCTTAGAATTATTTATAAAAAAAAAGACTCTATTATCACAATAGAAGGCGAGTGCATTCAAGATACAATTTATTACACTAAAACTATTGAAGTGCCTCACATAGTGCCGCAACCATTTGAATTTAAGTGGTGGATTTATCTATTAATCTTCTTTTCGGGTACTTTTTTTGCCCTGTTTGTTACTAAAAAGTAAAATTTACTAAAATTAGGCGGTTTGAAAATCAAGCAGTTAGGATAAACTTGTGCTAAATTACTATTAATATTTATTAATGCTATTGTAAATAATAAATAAACAATTACTTTTGTCCTACAATTAACAACAAACAAATGAACACTTTAACACAATCACAAATTGAATTAAATGAGCAAATTTTATTCTCAAAAGATGCTGGGTTATTTATTGGCAGAATAGTTGAAATAAGAGAAAAAGCTATAAAAGTTGATTATTGCTTTGAATCGGTTTGGGGTAATGGTGGATGTGTAGTTTTTACTTATACAACATGGATGCCTAAATCAGTAGTTGTAAACGATGAAATAGGTGGTTTAACTGTTAAAAAATGGTTTGCTAGTAATGGATTAAATTCAGAAAAAATATATCACATAAAAAAATACTTTATAAAAGGCGAAGAAAAAATATTTATTTAACAACAAGGGGGAGCAATCCCCCACTAAATCAAATAACAATGACAAAACAAGTAACAAGCGGTAGACCAATAGTCAAACCAAACCGCAAAATGACAGGATTCGGGATAAACTCAAACCTTCCCGACAAAGTTCAACAACTTATGCTTAAGTGGGGAGAGCAATCTCTCAACGACACTTACAATCGTATGATTTTAGAAACTCTTAAAAGGGAGGGCATCAAATGAGAAGATTACTTAACTTACTATTTGCCGAGCATATTGCCGAGCAAAGGTCAACCGAGCAACTAATTGCAAGATTTGAAAAGCTACAACGCCTTAGACAGATTGCTATGGATGATAAAAACATCTCTAAAGTTTGGCAATGTAACCGACTTATTCAAGCAACTACTAAGGAACTTAACAAACGCTACTCAATCGCTTTAAACAACTAAGACTATGAACCAAGAATTAGAATCAATCGTAGAAGAGTGGGCTTTGGCTAAGTACGAATCAGCCAACTCACTTAATGACGTGGCTCACTTTATCGAGCTTTTAAGACTTGCCGAATGTGATGAGCAAGCTAACAGATTTTGGCAAATGTTTTTAGACGAACAAAAGACTTTTGAACCAAAGCCAGAACCTCAACCACGTTCACACTTTGAAGAATTAGCAAAAATTTTTAAACCGTAAATAACTAACAATATGAACAAAACTAAATTAATTCCTTTCGACTTGAAAAGGTGGCAAAAAGCAGATTTTAAAAAAGTGTTAACTAAAGAAGGGAAAGAGGTTTCAGACCTTGCTTACTTTAAAAGCGCAAGAAAAGCTATTTTTTCTTTGTTTGGAACTTTAGAAAACGATGTTTACTCTTGGGCAATCGATGGTACTTTTTCAATTAATAAACGGCATTCAGAATATGACCTTATGCTTGAAGTAGAAGATAAGACTTTAGAAGGTTGGGTTAATGTTTTTGATGGTGCTTTAGGTAGTAGTGTTTACCCATCAAAAGAGCTGGCAATGAAACACTATTCTGGTTATTCAAATTACGTTACAACAATTCAAATAACTTACAATGACAACGACAGATAAACTAATCGCAGAACTATCCGAATTATTTGCGGACAACTCCTACTCAAAGGACTTCATCAAGGAACGCCTCGACAACCTTGCCTTAATCGCAGCATTAGAGGAGCAAATTAAGATGACCGACAGAGAGATTGTAAGACTTAAAAGAATTAACGCTACCTACTCACTTGGGGCTATCGGTTTGACCGAACCCGACCAACTTAACAACAACGAAGATTATCAATTATGACAGAAAAAATAACACTACCAACGATTGCAGAACTTTACGAAGTAGATGCAGCCGAAAAAGCCTTTAAACAGGATTCGTTTAATTGGCTTATGAACCAAGAACCTAAGAAAGATTGGGTTAAAGAAAACAAGTATGCTGGTAACTCAAAATACATCCCCATTGGGATTGTAGAAACCTTATTGCAGAAGATATTTAAGAACCCAAGAGTAGAAGTATTAAGAGAAGGTGTAATGTTTAATGCGGTTTATGTTTGCATTAGATTACATTATTGCAACCCTGCAAGCGGTCAATGGGAGTTTCAAGACGGATTAGGAGCGCAAGAGTTACAAACTAAAGCGGGTGCAAGTGCGGCAGACTTAGCAGCAATAAACAAAGGCGCAGTTATGATGGCTTTACCTATTGCAGAATCATACGCTATAAAAGATGCAAGTGAGAAAATAGGTAAGTTATTTGGTAGGGATTTAAACCGCAAAGACACTATGGGATTTGCACCTGACGGAAATTTAGTATCAAAATTCGGTAACAACAAACAAAAACTACAATGATAACAAGATACGTATTTGAAACAGAAACAGATTGGCTAAATTGGCGAACAGGCTTATTTACTTCAAGCGAAGTGAATAGACTAATGGCTGAACCAACAAAGAAAGCTAAGGAGGCAGGAAAACTACTTAGCGAAGGTGCTATAACCTACATAATGGAGAAGATAGCAGCACAATTTGAAGCACCAAAACCACAATTCTTCAATAGTGAGATGCAGTGGGGGAAAGATAACGAACCAAGTGCGGCACTTAGACTATGCGAGGTCTTAGATTTAGACCCTCAAAGTGATGAAGTAATCTACACAAGTGAAGGTGGAACGGTTTTGTTTTCTGACGGGAAACTTGGCGGCACTCCAGACCTTATTCTTCCCGATGCAATCGCAGAAATCAAATGCCCTAATTCGGATACTCACCTTTACTATAAAGCTTTTGTAAATCGTTCAAACTTTGCCGACCAACTTCCTAAGTATTACGACCAGATGCAAGCTAATATGTACTTGTGTGAGCGTGATAAGTGCTATTTCTTATCGTTTGACCCACGATTTAAGATAGAGAGTAGACAAATACACCTACTTGAAATTGAACGCAACCAAGAGCGTATAGACGCTATTCTCGAAAAAGTAGAGATAGCAACTGAATTAATGAATAAACTTAAAAATATATTATAATGCAAATCAAAGGACAAGTGGTAGCAATTCTACCTTTAGAATCAGGAATCACAAAAGCAGGTAAAGACTGGCAAAAACTCACTATTGTAATTGAGTTTAGCGAAGGCAATTACCAAAAAAAGTTAGCACTAAGCGCAAGTAAATCGGAGTTAATTCAGACCCTTCAAAACCTTAAGCAAGGCGATTCAATAACCGCATCAATAAATCTGGAGAGCCGTGAGTTCAACGGGAAATGGTTTAATTCGGTAAATGTTTGGAAGGTGGTTTTAGGGTAGTAAAATTTACGGATATGGCAATAGATAAAATGAAAACGTATGAAGTTGGTGGGGTTTCACCAGAACTTAATTTAATGAAAAAGGTTAACGAATTAATTGAAGAAATAAACAGATTAACCAAGAAAGTAAAAGAGTTGGAAGAACGCAAGTAATTTTTATTTCATATAACGTTTCGCAGCTACCAGAAGGGCGGGATTTAGGAAGATAAACTTTCAATAACAACAAAATTATGATAGAAGAAAAAAACACCAATGAACCACAGAACCCCGCCTTTTTGGTAGGTGCTGTTAGCGGCTGTATTAAAAAGACTTCTTGGAGGGGTGAAAAATGTTTTCATTGTGAAACATCTAATAATACAGAGCGAATGGGTGTCAGAATTAACGGAAGCGAAGAGTGGAAATGCTTTGATTGTGGTAGATGGTTTGTGCTGTCGGAATATAGCCGCTAACAATTCGCTATACGCAACTCACTTGGAAGGTAGTTTTAGGGTAGTTTTGTATTTTTTCTCTTTGATTATTAGCACTTTAAAAAATAATTTTAAAATATCTTTGAAAAAGTTTACAGATTCAAAATAAGGCTGTATATTTGTATAAGAAATTAAAACAACAACAAAATGAACACAATAGAAAATTTAAACAAAGAATACAAAAAAATATCAAAAAGATATTTTGAATTAGAAGAAAAAGCGTTTAGAACTTTTGAAGAGCAAACTGAAATAGATAAAATAGAGGTTAGAATGGCTGAAATATCAAAAATCTTAGAAAACGCTTAGAATGAAAAAATTAATTGAAATAATAAATACAGACAAAACGGAGAATGTTTTAAACAAACTCCGTTTAGGTGATGTAAAAATAGGTCAAAGATTTAGGTTCACTAAAGATGGTTTGGTTTATATAAAAGATACAGAGCAAGGAATGAATTTGCAATCAAGTTATTGCCATACCGAAAAAAAGATTAAAACTCGTGGATATGGTTATGAAAAGGAAAGGCATACATTGAGAGAGCAAAAATCTTTTATATACGAGATTTTACCCGATATAATTAAGCAAGGTGGTAAGCGTGAAGGGTCGGGTGCTAAACCTAAATACAATGAACCGACAAAAACTATTGCTTTTCGCTGCCCATTGTCAAAAGTTGATGAACTGAAAGTTGTTGTTAAGTCTAAACTTTCGGAATGGTCGGTAAAATAGCACCTAACAATTCGCTATACGCAACTCACTTCGTAAAGCATCCTTAAAACAACAAATAAACGAATAAAAAAAATGACAACGCAAAAAAAAGCATTTATCGAATGGCTAAGCGCTAAGTATTCGATAAACTTCAAAGAAGAACTTAGAATCTGGAAAACTGAAACCGTAGACACCGACTATGTAAACGAGTTATTTGATATTGCTCTTATGGAGTTTGGTTTAACCAGACATCAATTAGAAAGTGCGAATAGAAAAGCCGATATAATAGCAGTTAGGCACTATATGATGTACTTACTTGCTGACAAAGGCTGGTTTAGTTTACTTGCCATAAGTCGCAAGTTTGGAAGCCGCGACCATTCAACCGTAATTCACGCTAAGAATAAAATAGCCGATTTACTTCAAGTTAACGATGCGAGGACAATTAGCACTAAACAAAGATTTGATAAATACCTTAACACAATACAACAACAATGACATACCAAGAATTTTTACAAGGCAAAAGACATCTATTAGGGGAGTTTGGATTTGAACCAAATTACTTTCCTGATATAGCTTTTGACTTTCAAAATCATATAATTGAGAAAGCTATCAAAAAGGGCAGAATGGCAATATTTGCCGATACTGGGTTGGGTAAAACTTTAATTCAATTGGCAATAGCAAAAAACATCATTCAGCATACTAATAAAAAAGTATTGATATTAACTCCTTTAGCTGTTGCCTTTCAATTTATATTAGAAGCTGATAAACTTGGAATTGACGATATAGAATACTCTAAAGACGGAAAGCATACCAAAAAAATAGTTATATGTAATTATGAGCGTTTACACTATTTTAACTCACAAGATTTTGAAGGGGTTATTTTGGATGAAAGTTCAATACTTAAGAATTTTGACGGCAAAATAAAAAACCAAGTAAACTCTTTTGTAAAAAAGATTCCTTATAGATATTTAAGCACAGCAACCCCATCCCCGAATGATTTTATTGAATTAGGAACAAGTAGCGAGGCTTTGGGCTATATGGGCTATATGGATATGCTTACCAAGTTTTTTAAGAACAATCAAAATAGCGTAGATTCTAATAATAGAAACATTGGCGAAAAGTTTTACTTAAAACCTCACGGAGAAAAAGACTTTTTTGCTTGGGTTAATCAATGGGCTATTATGGTAAAAATGCCAAGTGATTTAGGGTTTTCAAATGATAGATACAATCTCCCTAATTTAGTTGTAAATAAGCACAAGGTGCAAAACCAAAGCCTTATAACTATTGACGGCCAAGTTCAAATGTTTACACCTATTGCCAAATCAATGACCGAAGTTAGACATGAGCAAAAGCAAACCGAGTTAAAAAGGTGCGAAAAGGCCGTAGAATTGTCTAATGGTAAGTTATCTGTTTATTGGTGCAATACTAACAATGAAAGCGCCCTACTCAAGTCAATGGATAAAGAAGCTATTGAAATAATAGGCAGTCAATCTATTGAGAAAAAAGAAGAAATACTTTTAGCCTTTGCCAATGGAGAAATAAAAAGGTTAATAACTAAAGCTAAAATGACGGGTATGGGATTAAATTGGCAACATTGTAATCATTCGGTTTTCTTCCCTACATGGAGTTATGAACAATACTACCAAGCTATAAGAAGGTTTTGGAGATTTGGACAAAAAAATGATGTAACTATTGACATGGTTATATCTGACGGCCAAACAAGGGTTATAGAAGCTTTAGAGCAAAAAACAGAAAAGGCAATCCAACTGCACAAATCATTGACAGAAAACGTAAACAACTCATTTAAAAACATAACAAAAGAATTTAACAAACCAATTTTAACACCAAAATTTTTATAACATGGAAAACAACGTAAAAGACCAATTACATACTGACAGATACTCAATTTATAATTCAGATTGTATGTTAGTAATGCCAACTATCCCAAATGAAAGCATTGACCTTTCTATTTATTCACCTCCTTTTGCAGGATTGTATAATTACAGCTCTAGCGAACATGATTTTAGCAATTGCGAAAGCAAAGAACAATTTTTAGTTCAATACGAATATTTGGTAAAAGAGATTTCAAGGGTAACCAAAGCTGGTAGAATTACTGCCGTACATTGCACGGATGTATTTGACAATACTTGTAGATTGTGGGATTTCCCTAATGAAATTATTAAAATACACGAAATGCACGGATTTGAATATAGAAACAGAATTACAATATGGAAAGAACCTTTAAAAGTTCGTATGCGTACAATGGTTCAATCGTTAATGCACAAATTTATAGTAGAAGATTCTACAAAGTGTTTTACCGCAATGCCTGATTACGTCTTAGTGTTTACAAAAAAAGGCGATAACCAAGTGCCGGTTATACATCCTTTTGGTATTAACACCTATGCAGGAGAAACACCAATTTTGCCAAACATTTTAAGAGCCTGGAACAATGCAAACGAAGCTAATTTAAATGAAGAACAACTTTGGGAGCACCTTAACAAGATTAATGAATCTGACAAAATAACTAAGTTAAATCATTATATCTGGCAGCGTTACGCCTCGAGCGTTTGGGATGACATTAGAATTGACAATGTTTTACCTTTTAGAGATTCAAAAGAAGAGGATGACGAAAAGCACGTACATCCGCTACAATTAGATGTAATTGATAGATTGGTGGAGTTATACTCTAATCCTGATGAAGTTGTTTTAACTCCGTTTATGGGTGTAGGTAGTGAGGTTTTTAGCCCTATTTCTTTAGGCCGAAAAGCGATAGGAATTGAATTAAAAGATAGTTACTATAAGCAAGCTATTTTAAATTTAAAAGAGGCTAATTCAAGATTTAAAGAAGAAAAACAAGTAACCCTATTTTAATATGCCACGCAAGAAGAAACCTTGTAAAGTATGCCAAAAGCCGTTTGAGCCGAAAAGGCGATTGCAGCAAGTTTGTTCGGTTGGATGCAGTTATGAGTTGGTTATGCAACTAAAAGCCAAGCAGCAAGCTAAAAACAACGCAATTTTGGAAGAAGCAAGGGAAACTACTTCCGACCTTAGACACAAACTCCAGACCGAGATAAACAAGTTAATCAGAGCAATTGATTATGGTCAGCCTTGTATCAGTTGCGGAGTTTTAAACCAACATATGGAAGCAGGACACTACCACCATAAGAGCAAGAATAGCGCAAGCGAATGCACTTTTCATCTTTGGAATCTATCAAGTCAATGTAAGTACTGCAATCGCTTTCAAAATGGTAATTTAATTAAGTACGGAATTAACATTGAGAAGATCTATGGCGAAGAAATTTACAACTTACTTCACGATCTCCCGACTATGTATCGTGGTTTAAATTGGAGTAAGGATGAACTCAAAGAATTTATCCGAGTAGCCAAACTCATCAACAAATCAATGCCAAAGCAGGAAGTTTACACCACAGAAAAAAGAATTGAACTAAGAAAAACATTTAACAACCAACTTAAAATTTATACAATATGAAAGCAACATCACAAAAGCAACAAATCATCCTACTTTTATTAGAGGGATGGACAGACCCTATCAGCGCATTTAAGCACGCAGGGACAATTAAACTAAGCACCAGAGTAGGAGAGTTAAGAGAACACTTTAACATTCTTCACAGAGAGAAGGTGACTGAATCTAAATTTGGCAAGCGAGTGCGGTACTTTGAATATAAAATTGTAAAGGATAAAAATGTGAAAAAAGCATTAGAGTTTTATAAATTAAATTAGTTATTTTTGTAATCGGGTTGCTTAGGCATAAGCGTAAAAGGGTCGCACGTTTCCTTTCCCAATTTTTTTTAACGTGCAAATTTAAAAACGTGAATTATGGCAAAAGACCCAGCATTTTTATTTTATACATCAGACTTCCTAACAGGAACTATGTTTATGACTAACGAGCAAGTAGGAATTTATATCAGATTACTTTGTTCACAACATCAGCACGGAGGAATAATTGATAAGGTTTCCTTTAATTCTTTAGTAGGCACTCACGAAGTAGTGAGGGTTAAATTTGAAGAAACCGAATCAGGTTTTTACAATATTAGACTAATGGAAGTTATGGGTGCAAGAAACGCAAAAAGTAACAATTTATCCTTAGCAGTTAAAAAGGTAT